ATGGTTTATACTACAACGAAAGAATGTTTAATGAAACCATTAGAAGGCAAAAATTTAGTGAAAGTAGGCGAAATAACGCTAAATCCCCTAAAAAAGAAAGCACTAGCGAAGCATATGCTAAGCATATGGAAACTGAAACTGAAAATAGAACTATAACTATAAATGAAAATATAAATATAGATTTTGAATGGTTTTGGAATGATTATGATAAAAAGGTTGGGGATAAGCAAAAGTTAAAAAAGAAGTGGAATAAATTAACCGATATAGAAAGGCAAAATGCAATGAATTATATTGACCTTTACAAGCAATCAGTACCAGACAAACAATTCCGCAAAAACCCAGAAACCTTTTTAAACAACAAATCTTGGAACGATGAAATTATTAACCGAAGTATTACCCCAATCCATAAACTCTCTTACGCAGAACGAGAGGCTAATGCACTTAGAAATCTATAATAAACTTGAACCAGATGAATTAAAGGTTGTAGTTGCTTTAGATACAATGAGTGTTGGTAGATGCTCACCGATTGAGGTAAAGGAACATTTAAAGACTTGTATTGCTTTAAGCGGATGTCAAACGCCTACGATAGAGTTGTTTCACTTTTTATGCGAATTTGTAATAAAGAATTACGGAAATTATAAACTAAAAGAACTGGGAGTAGCTTTTGAACTTTACGCAATGGGAAAATTATCAGTTGACAAAGCGATTACTTTTAACCCAAAATTCTTTGGGGATGTGATGGCAGCTTATAAACCAATAGCAGTTCAGGTAAGAAACAAGACACATACCGAGCCACCGCAAGTAGATATACCAAAAATAAATGATGATGAAGTAATTGAGGCATTGTACCAAAATTGGGATAAGTCTGCAAAAAAGGACTGGAAGCTACTTAACACAATGGCTTTTGATATACTTTGGAAGCGAAAAGATTTAAACACTACTAATCTATCTAAGGATAAAGCTGAAAAGATAAAAGCTAAGGTTATAGCTTACTACAAGGTTAATGCTAAAACCGAGAAAGAATTAGAAAGATTAATGGATGAAACTTTAATTAAAAACGAGTGCAAAAGATATTCTTTGTACCTATATTTACAAAACCAACTATGAAACAATTAACATTTATTTATGAATTGCTAAAGTTTACGCTGATTAGTGTTCCACTTGCTTGTATTATTTATTTAACGGCACATTTATACTTTGAATTAAAACGATTGATTAATGACAGGAATAGACAACAACATTGAAGTAAAATTGATTTATTTAGATACAAAAGAGGAGATATGGTTTAGATCAATAGCTAAGGCAATAAGGTTTTTAGGTACTGACTATAAAACTATTATGATTTATATGAACCCAATTAACAAGAAACGATATAAACATAATGAAAGATTATGTGTTGTTAGATTGAAAAAGTAACCCTAATTTTGCATAATGCCATTGATACCTTTACCCAAGTTGTTAGAAAAGACCCAGAAGGTAGTTAATGCATACATAAGGAAACGAGATGAAGGTTTACCTTGTATAAGTTGCGGAAGCTACAATGGTAATCAAGCAGGACACTACTTTACTGTTAAAGGGTATTCTGCTTTAAGGTTTAACGAATGGAATATCCATTTACAATGTGCTGGATGCAATATGTATAAACACGGCAACCAAGCAATGTACCGAATAGGACTTGTAGAAAGGATAGGTGAAAAGGCGGTGAAAGAGTTGGAGTTTGAGGCGGTTAACAATAGGATAAAGAAATGGCAAAGAAATGAATTAATAGAACTAATTGATAGATACAAGTAACATATTTGAAACGTGCAAAGAGGAGGTAATCGCTGGTTACCCTTGTTTTTCTTTTGTAATAGATGGCACTACGCATTATGTATTTGGCGAAACCCAAGAACAAGCATTTGATTATTTAGCAGACTTAATAAATAAATATGGCGAAAGTTAGTAACGGAAACAAAGTAAGTTTTGGGCGAAGAAAAACAGGAAAATACAAAAAGACATCTGGTCCAAAAGACAAGCCAGTTAAACCATATCAAAGACAAGGGCGATGAAAAATACTTTAAGCAAAAGAGTTTACACGTGTAAGTGCAAGTCAATAGTAGAAGGCTATGCTTGGGAGAATGAACTAAAAGAGATTCAATTTAAGTGCAATAAGTGTGGCAATATGGTAGGTTTTGAGCAAATTAAAAAGAAACCAATTATACAGATGCCATCAATACGAACACCAACAAAAAACCGATAATGAACATCAACGAAATCAAACCTAACCCAAGCAACCCAAGAATTATTAAGGATGACAAGTTTAAAAAGCTGGTTAAGTCAATCCAAGATTTCCCACAGATGCTTGAACTTAGACCTATTGTCATAGATGAGAACAATATTGTTTTAGGTGGTAATATGCGTCTAAAGGCTTGTATTGAAGCTGGACTTAAGGATGTACCAGTAAAACAAGCTAAAGAACTAACTGAGGAACAAAAGAAAGAGTTTATTGTAAAGGATAACGTAGGTTACGGAGAATGGGATTGGGATGACTTAGCAAATAATTGGGATGAACAATTACTTACTGAATGGGGTCTTGATATACCAAACTTTGATGCAAACGTATTAGAAGCAGAAGAAGATGGATTTAGTGCGCCAGAAGGCGGAATAGAAACGGACATAGTATTAGGAGATTTATTTGAGATAGGCGAACACAGGTTACTTTGTGGGGATAGTACAGATACAAATAACTTAGATAAACTTTTGCAAGGTAAAAAGCCAGAACTTTTACTAACTGATCCACCTTATGGAATAGATTATGGTAATCAACTTGTTAAAGGAGATGAGTTTACTGAAAAGACTAATAAACACGGATGGAGAAACTTTGGTAATCCAGAATGGGATAAATCAAAACCAAATAGCGGTGTTTTACAATACCTATGTCAAATAACTGAAAATCAAATAATATGGGGAGGTAATTACTTTACGGATGATTTGCCTCCAACAATGGGATGGTTAATTTGGGATAAAGGTCAAAGAGGATTTAGTTTAGCAGACGGAGAAATGGCTTGGACTTCTTTTAACAATGCTTTAAGAATAAAAGAATATGCGAGAGCAAAGGCAAATAGAGAAGAAAAGAATCATCCAACACAAAAACCAGTTGAGATAATGTCTTGGTGTTTTGAATATGCAGATAGACATTCAAAGAATCAAGTAAAGTTAGTTTTAGATGCTTATCTTGGTTCTGGAACTACAATGGTAACTTCACATCAATTAAATAGGATTTGTTATGGAATAGAGTTTGACCCAAAATACTGCCAAGTGATTGTAGATAGGATGAAAAAACTTGACCCGACCTTGATAATCAAGAAGAATGGGGTAATTTTGTAATACAGGTAAAAAACAGGTAACTTATGGCATTTCCAAATACAAATACACAATTTGAAAAAGGGGTAAGCGGAAACCCTAACGGCAGACCTAAAGGCGTTCCTAATAGCAAGACAAGACTTTTACGTTTATTGGAGTTGGTTACTAAGGTGCGCAACCCAGTAACAGGCGAAGATGAGGAGTTTACAATAGCGGAGCAATTAGATATGCAGATCATTGCAAAGGCGAGGAAAGGCGATTTAAAGGCATACGAAATCCTATTAGATAGATTAGAGGGCAGACCAAAACAAACAACCGACATCACCGCTGACATAAAGGGTAATGTGCAAATCACAATAGAACCAGATGCAGATTGTCAACCAATTAAAGATTAAGGCTACACCTGTCTTTTATGCTAACAAAAAGGCATACGAGGAAGGTTATCCTATAATATGCAATGAAGGTGGGTCAAGGTCAAGTAAAAGCTATTCGGTTGTTCAGTTGTTAATTCATATAGCAATAAGCAATCCCAATATAAGGATTTCAATGGTATCGCATTCACTCCCACATATTAAGCGTGGAGTTTACAGGGACTTTAAAAACATACTTGAGCAATGGAACATCTGGGATGAAAAGGATTTCCGATATACTGATTTTATTTATACGTTTAAGAACGGATCATATATTGAGTTATTTGGATTAGAAGACCCTGATAAAGCAAAAGGACCAGCAAGGGATATACTATTTGTAAACGAGGCAAACCTAATTAGTAAGGCTTTGTTTGACCAGCTTTTAATTCGTACTACTGGACAATCATTCTTAGACTGGAATCCAGCCGACTTTATTTCTTGGGTATATGAGGTAGCTGATAACCCAAAGAATAAGCGCATCCATTCAACCTACCTAAACAATATCTCAAACCTTAGCGAAAGCCAAATAAGAAACATTGAGCAATATAAGGATTTGCCAGATGACTTTATGTGGAAGGTTTACGGATTAGGGGAACGAGGATCGGCAAAAGAAATCATTTATACTCAATGGAAACAATATGATGAAGCGCCTGATGGGGATGTGTTCTATGGATTGGACTTTGGTTACGTTCATCCTGCTGCACTTATAAAGGTTACGCATCACGAAGGACAGAACTACTTTGAGGAAATAGTTTATCAAAGCGGACTTACTCTTAGTGATCTATCAAGATTGATTAAGGAGAAGCTACCTGAAAGAGCAACTATCTATGCGGATGCTGCCGAACCTAAGTCTATTGAGGAATTATACAGACAAGGGTTTAACATTAAACCAGCGCAAAAGGATGTATGGGCAGGAATAGTAAAGATGAAGTCTTATCCTATAAACTTGCACTACAATAGTAAAAACCTTAGAAGGGAGTTTATGTCTTACAAATGGAAAAAGGATAAAAACGATAATGTAATAGAGGAGCCTGTAAAGGCAAATGATGACTTGATGGATGCTTGTAGATATGCCGTGTTTACACACTTAACCAAGCTAAAATTTGAGGTGTCGGTATTTTAGGATAAATTGTCTAACTTTGTTAAAATTCATATATAATGGGATTACTTGACTTTTTTGGTAAAAGACAAAAACTATCTACTGTACTACCTCAAATTCCTTTTAACGGACAAGTTGCGATACAACAAGGGATAATAACTTGGCAGGGTGGCGATAACATTAGTTTCGTTAATGATGGTTATTCAGCAAATGATATAGTTTATTCTATCGTTAAATTAATTGCGGACAAAGCAAAACTTGCTCCATTCCACGTTTACAGAGTGGTAGATGAAACTTCTGCAAAGAAATATAAAGCGTTAATGAGCCAACCAGATAAGATTGAGAACTGGAAGGACGTTGAGAAGCTACATAAGAAAGCGTTTGAACTATATACAGGTGATGCAAGATTAAACGAGTTATTAAAATATCCAAACGAAGAAGATACATTTGGCGATTTCGTAGAGGCTTGGTGTACTTTTAAGTTAGTTACAGGTAATTCATTTATCTATGCAAAGATGATAGAAGGGGAATCTATTAATGCAGGAAAGCCGTATGAGTTGTACGTGCTTCCTTCTCAATATATGTACGTGTTAGCGGACATTCAAAACTTCCCTCCAACTATTAGCGGTTACCAATTAAA